GATTACGGAAGTTTTAGCCATAAAGAGTTCTTCGACTGGGCAGCGACAAGGGATTTTCCGGTTTATATATCGGAGTATGAAATTAAAGATCCGCGATTCAAATTGATTTACGATATTGATAAAAGATCACTGCTGTCAGCGAACAAAGACAAGTGTAAAGACAAGTCTGAAAAGCTGTATTGGAATGGCAAGTGATCTCTGATCGCCTATTCAACCTCACAACTTTTGGGCGGTTATCTGCTACTTTATTTCAGCAGCAGCAAGCATTTATACACGATAAATCCAAGATGAAGGCCGCTTGCTGTACAAGACGTGCAGGCAAATCACACGTTGCAGCTATCAAATTATTGCAGTCTGCTTCTCGTGTACCTAACTCTACTGCTCTTTATTTAGCACTGACACAGCGCTCTGCTAAAGGCATAATGTGGAGAAAATTAAAGCAGATAGTCACACAGCATAAGCTCCCTGTTGAGTTTAAAGAGTCTGAATTAATAGCGCTGCTACCTAATAACTCTAGAATTGTTTTGTATGGAGCTGATAAAGAAAACCTCATGGATACACTTCTAGGTGATGCGTATTGCACAGTAGTTATCGATGAGGCTCAGTCCTTTGGCTCACATTTACAAGATATGATCGATGAAGTACTTGAACCAGCTACACTGGATTACGCAGGCGATATTAGTTTAATTGGTACACCAGGGCCTACTTGTAACGGAATCTTTTATGAAGCTGCTGTTGGCGCTGCAGAGTATTATTCCAGACACAAATGGAGCTTATTAGACAATTACCATCTACATAATGCCCAGGGATGGCTCTCAGATCTCAAGCAGCGCAGGGAGTGGAGCGATGATAACCCAACTTATAGACGTCAGTATTTAGGGGAGTGGGTAATTGATCTCTCAGCGCTGGTGTACAAATTCAACATCAGAAATAACGTCTACCATGAGCTGCCTGCTGTTGATTTTAATTATGTGATCGGGCTCGACTACGGATGGAATGATGCCACTGCCTTTTGTGTGTTAGCTTATTCAGAAAAACATCCTAATGCTTATGTGCTGGAATCATATGGTAGATCAGAAATGACACCTTCAATGATTGCAACAGAGCTTAAAAAGCTTATGGCTAAGTATAATCCAGAGCGAATTGTAGCTGATACAGGCGGATTAGGTAGATCAATTACTGAAGAAATGCGCTTACGATATGACTTACCTATTATTGCAGCAGAGAAAACAGAAAAGATGACAGCTATAGATATGATTAACTGTGACTTTATGGACAAAAGGCTGTTTATAAACGCCAAATGTAAAGCACTCCACGCGCAATTAGAGGCATTAACGTGGGATGATAAGCACAAAGAAGATCCAAGTCTACCAAATGACTTATGCGATAGTTTTTTATATAGTTCAAGATACTCTAGACACTATTGGGGCAAAATACCTGCAGTTATTAATCCACTCGAAACAATGGAACAGGAGATTTTAGATTATGCAAGTGCTAAACCAAAATACTTTGACGATATTGGATATTAAAGAGCTGATAACATTTTGCAAAGCTAATGATGTGTATGATTTTAAACTAGGTGGCTTACAGTTCTCTTTAGAGCGTAAGAAGCCACAATTTTATCCCTTAGAAGAAATGCAACCTCCTGCACAAAAGACACCTGCCCAACAACGTGCTGAAGATGATAACCTCATGTTTATGAGTTCACTCTAAAAACAGGAGACAACGATGTCAGAAAATCAAGTGCAACAATATCGATGGTGGCAGCATGAAGGCGACAGAGCAGCAGTCACAATATTTACATTAATGCGACACTGGGATACTACTCAAGGCGCTGTGCAAGCCTCTAACTTGCGCAACATGCGCTTATACGCAAATCGTGATGTAGCCTCGCTATCAATCGCGCAATACGTTTTAAGCGCAAGCCAGGAGTACATGAGTGGTGGTATTTCTGGAGGTGCCAGTTGGAATAGACAGAGCAGAATAACACTCAACGTTGTTAAGTCCTGCATTGATACTCTCTATTCTAAAATAGGTAAGAATAAAGTTAAGCCTACCTTTTTAACTACTGGTGGCAGTATTAAACATCGTCAACGCGCGATGAAATTAAATAACTTTATGTTTGGTACCTTTTGGGAAGGTGATATTTATAACACCGCTCCGATGGCGTTTAAAGATGCTATGATCTTTGGCACGGGCTTTATTAAAGTATACACTTGTCCTAAAACCAAGCGTATTAAATATGACAGAATATTCCCTGATGAGATCACCTGCGATCCAGCCGATGGCTATTATGGTAAACCTAGACAGCTATTCCAGCGCAGATTTGTGTCTAGAGACTATTTAATGGAGCAATTTCCTGAACGTAAAAACGATATTTTATCAGTTAAACAGACTGATATATCCTACACTGGAGCAGCTCAGGACACTATATTAGTGTGTGAAGCGTGGCACCTTGGCGACGATGGCAAACACGTTATCTCTATTGATGGCGTGAATTTATTTACTGAATACTGGAAACAAGACAACTTCCCATTTGTAGTTATTCGCTACACTGAGCAATCAATTGGCTTTTTAGGCTGTGGTGTATGCGAAGAACTCCTCGGCATTCAAGTGGAGATCAACAGGCTGTTGTTACATATTCAAGAATCAATGCGCCTAATATCTCATCCTAGAATATTTATAGAGACAGGTAGCAAGGTTAATCCACGGCACATTGTAAATGAAATTGGCACGTTTATTCCTTACACTGGCACGCCTCCAATTATACAGGCTGCACAATCTGTTCATCCTGAGCAGTTCCAACAGCTAGAAAACTTGTATCAAAAAGCATTTCAGATTTGTGGTGTAAGTGCACTGTCTGCAATGAGCCAAAAGCCTGCAGGTTTAAACTCAGGCGCTGCAATATCAGAATACAATGATATTGAAACTGAGAGATTTGCTAGAACAGGCCAGCAGTATGAACAAGTATTCCTTGATTTAGCTAAATTAACCTGCATTGAACTAGATAAGCATCCTAACTATCGTGTTAATTCACCTCAAAAAGATGCAGGACTAGAGCGATTAGTTTGGAAGGATATTCGTTTACCTCAAGATGAATATGCTATTCAGTGCTTTCCGACTTCTGCGCTTCCCAAGACTCCAGCAATGAGATTACAGCACGTAAAAGATATGATGGATATGGGCGTAATCGATCCAATGCAGGCAACAGAGCTGCTAGATTTTCCAGATTTGGAAGCATATAACCGCATAACTTTATCGCCTATCAGACTGGCGTATAAAATAGTTGAGGGCATTCTATTTGATGGTAAATATGTAGGCCCTGAGCCATTCTTTGACCTCCATTTAATGCAGCTTACAGCTCAGAAATATTACTCATGGGCTTTAACACTAGATGAAGTAGATGAGGGTAACCTAGACCTACTGCGTCAATTTATGGACGACATAGAATCTTTAAAAGCACAGGCAGCAATGCAGGCTCAGGCCAACATGCCACCTACGCCACAAGATTTGGGATTACCTATGCCTGAAGGCGCTCAAATGGCACCTCAAGGGCTATTACCTGCTGCTTAAAACTAGCTAACACAAATGCCCACTTGTTATTTTAGTGGGCAGTACTTTATTATTTTTTTATTGGGAGCACATTATGACAGAATTAACTACATCGCCAACACAAAACGGATCACCAGCGACGGCTGGGGAAGCGCCAGTGATAAGTACGGCACAAAATGTAGATAATGATTACGCTGGTAGATTTGCACGATTAACTCAAAAAGAACGGCAAATGCAGACACTGCGCGAGTCCATGAAGGCTGACCGCGAAGAACTTGAGAGCTATAGAAACCTTAAGAAAACTGCAGCCACAAATCCAAATGAGTTATTGCAGAAATTTGGATTATCATATGGCGAGTTGACAGAGAAAATTCTAACGCCTGAGGATAAGTACGAGTCTATTGAGAAAAGATTGGCTAAATTCGAACAGGATCAGCAGGATTCTTTACTCAAAACACAAGAGCGTACTAATCAAGAAGCTTATGACAAGGGTTTAAATATTATTAAATCATTTGTAGATGAGCGCTCAGATGAATATGAATACATCAAAATCAACGAAGGCTATGATGATGTACTAGATTTAGCCGCTAAATATTTCAAGGAAACAGGTAAATACTTGTCCTTTGAGGAAGCTGCTAACTTAGTAGAAAAACATTTTGAAGCAGAAGCGGACAAATACACTACAAGCAAAAAGCTCCAGGCAAAATTTCAGCAATCACAGCAGCCTAAGGATGGGTCTTCTGTGTCTGAAAAGTTGTTCAGCAGTCCTTCAGATACCAGCAAAACTCTGACTAATAACGCCACAGCTACGGCAACACCTCAAGAATCAGTAGCAGACGACAAGATTCTTATGCAGCGCGCCATCCAAGCATATCGCTCAGGCGCAATTAAACGATAAAGGATTAAACTATGTTAGATATTACCGCGTTTAGTGCAGCTTTAAAACAAATATATCCAGACTGGAAAGTTCAAGACTTAACATTTCGTAACAATCCGTTCTACGCACTCGTAGACAAGAATACTGATTTTTATGGAGAAGTTATCAAGAGTCCACTTATATAT